TGCTAGTGGATCCCCAAAGCGCGCCTCAGAAGAGGTACCCTTCAGCCCCGAGCCCTCACGGGCCCGGAGCTACCCACCCACGGCGAATATTCACCGTGGGTTTGCCAACTACCCCGGACTCCCAGTTACTTATCTGGGATCCATAGGGGTCTTCAGTGAAATACTGAAGTAAGTTAGCAAAGCCTTCGAACTTCAAGGGCCTGGCCTTCTTCCCAATAAAGGAAAGGGCGAGGTACTCGTTTATCTGGAGGTCTTCGTTCCACCGCTTCTTAGCGGCGATCGGGACCATCTTCGAAAACGACTCGAAGCCGAAGCATCCAACGTCCGTTCCACGCACCATGATCAATCTCTTGATTTTTGGTGGCAGTGAACTTTTCAACCAGTCAGCCGCATGCCAGAACCCCTTCATATGAAGGTTGTTTGACGTATCGACTACTGACTGAACGGATGTCAGACGGGACTCATCGTACAACTCAATGACCTGTGCAGGAGTGACAACGTCACCCTTGTATGCGTCGGTGCCACAAGACTCTCGGAAATTTCCTACCGAGTAGGTCTTCGTGTCATTAACCTTGAGTTTGCAGAGCGTTAATAGCTCTCGTACGAGCGGCATCCATTGTGCGGGGACAATAAGATCGTCCCCGTACACCCGGACCAGGCTCGAAATCTTGCGGATCCGTCTCGGCGTCGCTGTTAGCCCATAGAAATTCAGGCCAGCAGCTACGCATAGGACGAAGAAGCATAGACTTTGAACTGGAAAGGTAAGAGCCGAACCCATAGATGAGAATTTCCGCAATTTATGAAGACGCGGAGATTTCTTGTCTTCACGGTTCTCAATGAATCGTGTTCGCGACGCTATCATCGCTCCCAGAAGGGAGAGATTCCGACGGAAGATCCGTTGGACAACGTAGCAAGACAAACGGTCGGACGCTGAGGACAAGTCCACAGTCGCCCGACTGCCATCTACAGATGCAGCAAGCGCGTCGGTCCCTGAAAGATCCTGTCGACGAAAGTCGATGGAATCCCCAATGAACGACGTCCGGATACAGCCATCGAGAAAGTCTCGAATGGACTGCTGTGCCCATTGATGGCAGGTGGGTTCTGAGGCGATAAGCCTAGGCCCTTTCTGCGTCTTTGGTACAGCGATCAGTCTTGAGCATCCCTCTCGAAGAGGTAACACTTGAGAAAGATCGAACCCGTATCCAAGTATGGAGGGATTTGCCAAAGCAAACACCTCCCCCGGGAAGACTTGCTGGAGTCTGGCGCCCCACGCGGGAAAGCTGTATTTATAGCTTTTAGCGCTGGAAGCGTCAGAGACAGCTCCTGGTCCGTGCCTAAACCGGTGGTTTTGAGGGAGAAATTCTCCGAAACCACTGGCAATGATGTCAGCAACTCGCTGAGCATCATCCAGCAATCGAGTCTCACCAAGCTTGATGTTTCCAAACAAGCTTGTAGCCTCTCCGGGGCTAACCAGGTCATGAAGATGACCCAGATCGCTCCGAAAGAGACTAGACCCGTCGCCGTCCCAGTGATGAGACGGCGGCGGAAGTTGCGACTCAACATCATAGAACTCCTCTATTGCCTTATAAAGTGAGGCTGGAGTGCAATTCTTACGATACTTCTTCAACGCGAAGAATAACGTCCTCAGAAAGAGGACATCGTTAGAATCGATGTTTTGCTGCAAGACACCATCAATGGTGAAGACCCTCAACCAAAGCCCCTGGAATAGTCTAGGGATGTTGGTCCTAGTGTTTATCCGCCTCGCGGTGGGTAACGCAATAGGTTGGAGGACTCCGTCGTCGAGGGATCGGTCAAAGACCTTTCCAACGGCTGGGAGATCGAGGAGAAAAACATTCTCTCCTCTCTGCTTCACTAGGGACTTGAGTCGAGACAAATCTCTATCAAGCCCCTTGACAAGGTTAGGATGATAGGCTGCAACATCTTTCAATATCGCAGCATAGAGTCCTAGAAACCTGTCCGCTCGGCCTTTAGGCATTGCTATGGGACCTTTCCCTACAATGCCCCGAGGGCCTTCGGTGAATCGTACTAGCGGGGTTGAGACGCACTGTCCACAACCGGCTAGCCTCCAGAAGGATTGAGACGGAGCAAGTTAGCTCCGTCTCCAGTTAGCAGCCCAAGTTAGGACTGCCAGCTGAGAAGATCCGCCTGGACCGTGCTGTTGCTCACATAAGTTGTGAAACCAGCAAGGAGGTACCCCAACGGTGTTACGTCGTCGTTCAACTTGCCACGTACAATGATGTACGCGGTACGAACGGCTTCTTCCACAGTTGCGGTCGCGAAGATGGTATGAGTGATTTCGACATTGTGTCGTTCCATCACTACGCCATTCTTGGAGTTCTCTTTCGAATGCCGGATTTTCACCCGAAATTCGTCAGTAGTACTCCGGAGCATGTATTCGCTCCCGTAGTTATCCTGGTTAATACGATTCAGCACTTTCGCCACA